TTCTGGATCTTGAGATATTACGCTGTCATATAGCTCTTTTCTATTTGCTCTATATACGTTAGTTGCATTAATAGTAGCTTCGGTTGTGCTATCTTTTAAAGCACTAATTTGTCCTTCAGTTAAATTTTCCCAAAAGAATTTTTGAACTCCTTGAGCACCATCACCTTTGTAGACAACCTCTCCTTCTTTATTATATATTAAATATCTACCCTGAATAGGAGCTTTTACTTCGTAACCTATAACTTCTAGCTCTCTGTTGATAGAGTCTAAATCATCGTACTCAGTATTTTCAAAAGAAAAATGAAAAGCGTCGTCTCTTTGACCGAGTATTCTAAACAGTCCAATGTCTTCTCTTGAATCATTTTTGTCGTACCACTCTTTTACCTGCTTGAGCTTGTTCATCTGCTCATCTAACACACGCTGTCTACTTGCGGCTTGTGCTTCACCTAATTGAGTGCCTTCGTATAACCATTCTCTAATACCTCTACCAGTATCTTTAGTAGGGTATAAATCTATAGGTACCTCAGTACCGTCAGGCAATATAAATCTTACTGCTTCACCTACACCTCCAGTCTCTATAATTCTAAGACCAGGGTAATCACCGCTTTTATCAAACGCTAGTCTAACATCTGCAGCGTTTTTATTTATAACTGTGGAAAAATCGGTTAGATCAATTACAGGTGAGTCGTAGTTTAATCCAACCTCACCTTCATCTCCTCTTTCTGGTACGTCATCTACACTAGCAGTTGTTTCAGGTGGTAACTCACTTTTGTACTCACCTGATTTAATTAAATCTGCAACTGTAGAAACCTTAAAAGCTTCTTGCATCATAAACCAATTAGCACCAAAAAGCTCTTCTTGCTTCTCGGGAGACATGTTAGCTACCTCTCTTTCCGCTTGTTTTTTAACAGCGTCTTTTTCTTTAGCTTCTTCGTCAAGCGCTTTCTTTATAGGATCTGAAGAAACATCTTCCTCTTTGGACACCGTAGGCGATTCTGACTTGTCTAACCCAACAACTGGTGTCCCGTAATACACTGTTGGGTCTTGTCCCTTTCCCGGCTGACCAGTTCGCTCTTTGTCTTCTTGGCTTACACCAGTAATCTCTGGAAACTTTGGAAGAGTAACGTTTAAATCAAAGTTATCGTTTCTAGCCGTTTCAACAAAATCGGCTAATAGTTGATTGTCAACTTGAGCAAGCTCAGGAAACTTAGTTAACGTTATGTTTAAATTAAAATCATCATTTCTAGCTGTCTCTACAAAGTCAGCTAAAACTTGAGTTATTTCTTTATTCATTTGCTAGTTTCTATTATTTCCCGATATGTTATTAGGAGCTACAGTAGGAGATGCTGGAGGTACATTAGCTACTCCACCAAACTTAACTGGATCAACTCTTCGTTTTGCTTTTAGCATAGCCCACTCACCCCAGTAAGCTTTTAATATCTCAATGTTTTCAGGCTTTTCTAATTCTTTTAATATCAACTTTTTTACGTCATCATCTGCAGCAGCCATTTCTTCTACTGTAAGTATACCGTCTGCGGCGCCGTTTTCTCCACCACCTGTGTCACCAAGTGTACCTTCAGGTACTGTAAGAGATATATTGTCAAACCCTTTAAAATCCTCTGATATATCTATTGTTTCAAAATCAGGATGTAATAAAAAGTCTTGCGCAAAAGTAGTGCCCATACTTAAATCACCATACATCATCTTCTTGCTATTACTTTCGTTTATCATAGAACCAAAAGAAGTGCTCACGGTTTCATTATTAAAGTTGTATGTAGATTCGCCACCTCCTTCTTCAGCTGGATCACCATACTTAGCCTTTTCTTTTTCTAATCTTTGTATCTGCTTTTCTATTTCGTTAGCTTCTACAGTGGGTAGTGTAGCATTACCAAGCATGTCAGTTACATCAGATGTGGTTAATGCTCTTACTATTGTAAATTCACTTTCACCTTCGTCGAATGGACCCATCTTAGGCATTTTTCTATAACCACTATTAGGATCTTTTAGTAACTTTTCAGCCTCAGCTGGATCTATATAACCTGGTTCATCAGGATTAGTTGTTTGATACTTAACGCCCATGCGAGTAATACCGTCTTTTTCACCGTCTACATTAGTATCTATAATCATTAAGTTTCTAGGATCAGCATATTCACCTAAAAAATATTTATCAGCTGTCGAAAAAGCGTTTTCATTATCAATAAAGCCTATGTTTTTCTGAGTATCTAAAACAGTTTTACCCAAAGCGTCGTGCTTAGCAAATGCTGCAACAGCTACCTGCTGCTCTTCAAGTATTTTTTCTTGTAAGGCTTTATCACCCTCTCTTACAGCTTCATTGTAGCGAGTTTGGCGCTCGGTTTCTGCTTTAGTAACTTGATCTTTTAGTTCTACTGTATTCCACCCTTCAGTAAGCTCTGCGTTTTTAAACTTTTCTTTAAGAAGACGCGTTGCTTCTTTACCTTCTTCTAAAGCTTTTTTAAAGTCTATAGTTCCAGTAGCGACTAGTTTAGTAGCATTTAAAATATCAGGTGATATGTTTTTACCAAACCCTTCACCAGGCGCTTTCATAGAACCTACCTTAGCAGTCATTAAGTTAGCTTCCTTGATTCTATTTAAAAGGCTAGAGTCTAAAGAGTAGTTTAAAGTTCTTGCTGATCGTGTTGTTGTTGTGTGATTAGACATGTCTTATAAATTTCCTTGGCTTGCTAACCACTGATTAAACAACTCGTACTGAGACGCAGAGCCAGTGCCACCTAATTGTTGCATAGCAGTTTCATACTGTTGCTGATCTATTACGTCTGTTTCTCTCAATGTACCTGCTACGGCTTGACCGCTAGACTGTATAGCTTGAGCATTAGCTTGTTGACGCTGTTGTATTGCTAGCATTTCAGCTTGTCTAGCAACGTTAATTTCATCAGCCGACATGCCCATCATAGACTGTATAATACCCATTTCAGCTTGTCTACTAATAATTTCTCCTTCACGCTCAAGTCCTTGCAGTCTAGCTTCTTCGCCACGCTCTTTAAGAGTATTCACTTGCTCTTGTTGGGCTATAGACGCACTTGTTTTTTGCGCTGCTATAGCTCCTGTGTTAGCTAATGTTTGTGCTAACGCGGCTATGCCAGACGATCCAGCAGCAGTTCTCATTTGATTCATGGTATTCGCTTGAGACTGTAGCATCTGAGATCTTTCAAACTCTGCGGCTTGCTTATTTACAGTTAAATCTTCATACACGTTTTCCATGTTTAGGTACGGATTACTAGTGTCTAAAGCTTCAAACTGATCTTTAGCTTTATCTAGCTCTTCTTGAGCCTTTTTTGCTAAATCAGCCTGCTCTTTGGCCCTATTATTTGCTTGAACGCTTTTAGTTATCTCTACCGTAGCCGTAATACCAGCGGCCACAACTACTGCCCAACTCATAGTTTATTTATTTTTAATGTATTCTTCATATTCTTCATAACTAGCTACAATTATTTCTTTTTCTAATTCTTTAAGATCTTCAGTGTTTGTAGGATTACTATGCACGTTGTACCATATAGTATCTTCATGCGCGTACGCAACTCTCTTTATCCCTGCCCCAGCGACTATTACGCTTGGAGCCTTATGTTCTGAAGCTCCGTTTTCGTCTACAACTGTTAAATGACCTGACATAAGAAAGCTTATATGCTCATGCTTGTGTATGGCGCCGATGACAACGCAGCCTTGTTTAACAAACATTTCCCTAGCATAAACACCGTCAGCAAATATAGATTCAGTTGAGCATAGATCGCTATTAGGTATTATAGGATTATCACTAGTACCTACAATTATGTTTTTACCGTCAGCAGCTTCTTTAAATTTATTTTCTAATTCTGTTATAGAAGATCTAAAGTTTTTTACTAGTTGACTATCGCTTTTGTTTAAACTATTATTAGCCATAAATTTAATTAAATTTTACTAATATATAGTTACACTTTTTACTATTTATTTACTACTAGCAAACGTTTCCATAGCTACGCTATATAGTTCTGCTTCAGATGTAGAGTTGTTGGCTAGCTTAACTTTTGCATAATACCCTGATGGTGTACTTAAGTTTGCTTTGTTGTTTTTATTAAACAATATGAACTTATCAGATAATCCATTAGCGCTACCTAGATCAGAATATCCTAAGCTAGTTTCTACTTTCATGGTAGGTGTATTGCTAGTTCTATTATTTATTTCTCTTATTTCACCAATTTCTACAATGTTACCTGATTGATTAGTAAAACCACCGTCAGCACTTGTGCCTGAGCTAGTGCTACAATAATAAGCAGTGTCTCCTACTTGGCAAGACACATTAAGTGGAGCTGTAAATGTTAGTTCTGCGTACGGCATGTTAATTAGTTTGTTGAAGCAAAGTCATCAAGATATATAAACACATCTGAATCTTTGCCTAAAATATTTATATTTAAATAACCTTCTATTTTTAGATTACCACTTTCTAAACTTGCGTTTAAATGTTTAGTCGCAAAAGTATTGCGAGTGTCGGTGCTAGCAAAATCATCTGAAATGTCATTTGTAATTTCTTCTGAAATAAAAGTTAAATCTACTCCAGTAAGATTTTGAGCTACATTAGCTGTAAATTCTCCAGCTTCAAGATTAATTGATACAACTCTTGCAAAAACAACACCATTAGGCAAAACATCTCCAGGCGCACCAACAACACCGTTACCAGTAAATATCATGCCTTCAACTATACCTCTCATGCTATTTGTTCCAAATCTAACGCTAGTTCCAGCCGTAGCGGTATTAGTTGCAGTAACTCTAGTTGGATTAGATAAAGCTTTTCTAAAGTCAAGATCCTGTTTTAAAGAAATCGTTTTACCAGAAGCTGGTGGCACAGATAAATTAAACGGAACGACAGAGCCGTTATCGCGGAATGCTAGCAGATTGGTATTGTCTGCCACAGTGCAAGCTGTAGATAAAGTTATTCTTGTATTTCGTATTTTGTTTATCTTAGTTAAATGAGGTATAGTGCTTGTTCCAAAAGGATCACATATAAACATACCTTCTTCTAATCTAGAACTAACTTTAGTTAGCGTGATATTTGTAGAACTTACGCCGCCATTACCTCCAGTAATATTAGTATCATTAGAGTATCCTTTGTAACTATACTTTTTACTATAAGGTCTAGTTATTTCAAAAGTTGGCATAGTTCCGTAGCTACCACCTCCTTCTGTTTGTGGTTTTATACTTAATGTTCTTTTACCGTATTGCAAAATCTTAGCTTGTCCTGAAGCAGTCGGTATAGAAGAAGATACAGTTGTTGTTCCTGGATTTATAATTATATCGTATCTAGTATCTGAAGTTACCTCTGGCAAACATATGTAATGTTTGTTTACACCTTTTGCGCCTATAGTTCCTGATTCAAAAGCAATGTCTGTTTGGAAAGCTTTTGTTTCAAAATTATAATATTTACTAGTAGAAAAACTTGTAAGACTTGATTTTTGCTCGATTCTTATTTCATAAGTAGAATCTTTAACACCGTATAAACATATAGTTTTTTCTGCGCTGCTGCAACTAGTTCTTTCGTTGTAATCAATAGAAGCCAAACCAGTAGCTGCTCTAGGTAAAGCAACTGGTGTGTAAATTATGTTTGCAAGATGAGCAAGATATTGTATAGCGCTAAAGTCTTCAAATAACTCTGAAGTCATAGGAGGTTCAAAGTATATTCTTACTGTAAAATCAGTTAACAGTGGATATCCTAAAACAGTGCTATATACTTGATCAGTTATCTCATAAGTATAATAAGGCTCTAGTGGACTTCCTTCAGGTATATCAAACACTACATGCGGTGCAGCCGTACCATTATTTTCGTAATAGTAATCTTCGTCTGCTGTAAAACGTATTTTAGCTATTTCGCTTGTCTGATTGTTAACTAAAGTATCATTTGCTATATGATAGTTTAATGTGTGAGTTCCAGCTGCGCCTTGAACCACTTCAGTTTCAGTTATATCTGTTAAATCAAACACTCTACCATTAGCTACAGTAGGATCTGTTTGGACATTTGATCCATGAGTAGCGTAAACAGTAGTAACACCTCCAGATCTCTGTCGACCTAAATCTACTATTGTTTGATCAATATCTATAAAAGCTATTACGTTACCATCAGTAGTATAAGATGGATCTAAATGCACTCTAGCTTTAACTCTATTACTCGAGCTACCAGGCACTCCAGGTCCACCATCGTAATCAATGTCACTAAATTCTACTTTTAAAACAGGCGCATCGACATTACCGCCAGTCCAAGTATTATCTGGGCTTTCTGTAGCTCCACCTATAGCAAAGTTTGATGCTGATAAAGGTATACCGCTATATACTCCTGCTATTACAGGAGTTATAATTAAATCAATATATTGACCTGATGGTATAGGTGTATCATCTAGCCCAAACCAAAAAGGAAAAACAGTGCTATCTATAGTCCAGTTAGTTGAGTCTGCAGTAGAATCCCAAACGCCACCTCCGCCGTCAGATCCTTGGTACGTAGTTGATACATTGTTTTGTACACCAATAAATATTTGGCCTTTAGCATTAGCATCGCTATGTAATATGTTAGCATTACCTAATCCCTGAACAGTAATATCTTTAGCGTTTTTATTTAAAGACACTTCTGTGATATTTGGTTGCGATGTACCAGTAGTATTGTCATATGAAAGCACACTTTCAAAACCAGTTGTCGTACCGGTAGGGTACGCAAAATATTTACCTTCTTTGTTTTTAAAGAATATGTTTCCAGTATCTTGTAAGTTTGTTTGTATGTTATCTATGTACCAGCCTGCTTGAGCATCTAAGTTATAATACTCACCATCGGTAACTGACGTAGCTACTAATCCACTGTTTACACTATAATCATTATTGTAAAAGTTAGCAGACTGAGTATCAAACTCTTGTATTCTATTTTCACTACCTTCGTAATTAATAGTCGTAAAAGCTTTAACGTCTGCCGGTTGATCATTAAATAAAACTGTTATAGATGACTCGCCATTCGTGGCATTGCTAGTAGCAAAAGGCAATTCAGTGTTAACTGTTTGACTTGATGCTGCTACTCCGTAAAAATTATTTCTTGAAGAATTATCGTGATGCTTATATAGCTCACCTCTTTTAAAAGTATAATATTGATTGTTTATACTTACACCACTTTCTGCATAAAAAGATTTAAAGCTAGTAAACCCACCTGCAATATCACTATATGAAACTGTAATATTGTTATATGGCAATACATCTCCTGTTTCATATTTACTAGATACAGTAATATTATATTCTTTTTTACGATCATCATACGTACCAACAGCTTTATCTACGTATGAAGAAAATAAATCAGCAAAGTAATCTTTCATGCCTTTGTCTGATACCGCTACTAAGCCCTCGTTAGTAAGTCGTAACACTGCGCCTCTCATAGCGTCTGCAAAATAAATGGCGTAAGGTGTTACAGCTAAAGATTCTGGATTAGTGCCTATACCATATTTGCCTTTATATGGTACAGTACTACCTATAACTTTATTGCTAGCTACAAGTTGAGAGTCACCGTCAGCATTGAATATAAGATCTTTATTAGTATCCGCTCTAAGAACTTTGTCTTCACAGAACATAAGTAATCTAGTATTTCTGTTTAAAAGAGCTTGTATACTACCATGTACTGGATTAAGATCTTTTGTTATATTTTCTCCAGCAATAAATTGATTAAGCTCGTTTATACCAGTAGTAGAGTTGTATAAGCCTGAATATATCATACCGTGCTCTCTACGCTCTTCTTTAACTCTACCTGTTATTGTTGAAGAAACTTTAACTCCATTATCCATCTGAGTACCATTAAAGTCATCTCTAACCCTATCAGATTCTACGCCATTACCAAAACACCAGCAGTTATTCCAGTCTAAATAATGTCTTTGAGTATACAATTTATTTTGCGGAATTACTGTACCAGAACCTCCTTCCAAAGTCATTGTTGTGCCTCCTATAGCAGCACCTGTTTTTATTACATTATCAAAAGAATAATGATTACGCTTAGTAAACCTTACTGTATCACCATCGCTTATAGCATTGTTCACTACAGGTATAGCAGGTGTAAACGTTATAGTTTGATTGTCAACTTTAGTAACAGTGTGTGTTGTTGGTTGTACAATAGTTGTAGAATTAAGACTAGACTCAAACGTAGTTCCAATAGGTATTAACTCTTCATTGTTAGAAGATTTTAATGTTAAAGGTATTAAGCCACTAGCTTGATAGTACAAATCTACATCTACACTTTCTTTAGGCTCCGTTTCCCATATAGCAGGATTCTCAGTGTATGTACCAACATCATAGCTTTCTACGTCAGAGTCTAATACATCAAGAACAATTTTTTCAGTATAGTCATGATGCAGCGCTCTTCTAAATTTACTATCACCAAATGGAACATGAGACTTAGTACCTCTAATAGGATTATAGCCACTTGGTCCGCTACCTATACCGCCACCTGCTGCTGTTCTACATACAATAGTCCATCGCTGTCTTAAACATCTTACTGTATTAAGCTCATCACTCCATTGCTCAAAATTATTATCACTCCACTGTTGCACGTCCCAAACAAAGTTTCTTATACCCCAAACTCCTTCAAGCTTACTTGTAGCCGTCCAAAACTCGTTGTCTTCGCCAAAATAATAGTTATCAGATGCTGAGCCAATATTTTGATATCCTCCAGGCGTATGCATTTCACCTTGAACTATGTATACTGTTTGATCAGGATCTTCTCTAAATCTAAATCTTGTACCAGGAGTTCCTAGCTTTTCCATAATTTCTCTAACAGCGTTCTGTTGGATTCCATTAGAACCATTTTGAACAGTATGAGCTGGAACTTGATCATCATCTAAATCCTCGCCGTTCCAAGTAGTGTAATTACTATATATGCCTGAATAAGATAAATCCATATATATAGGATTACCATCTCCATCGTCGCCCCATATACCTCTACTAGGATGCCCTTGACCTTCATTATATATGCCAAAACCGTTAGAAGAAAAATTACTACCACTATATATACCAGCATAAGGATATGGACTTCTTTCAGACTCAAAACCAAGTGGACCGTTGTCAAGTATACCGCTTTCGTCGCTAATATCGTGCCATGGTAAGTTGTTTTGATATTTACTACCTGGAGCGTCGCACATTACGTGAGGCTCTGTGTTGCCTGCCACTTCAGATGTATCAGGAAAGTAATATGCTCTTTTACCAGTTAAAGTATAAGCTGTACAGCAGTCTATAAATACATCGTAATCTTCAGCTACTGCTCCCCAAAATTTAGAGCAACCGTCATTAAAGTCTTCAATTTGAAACTGTACGTAGTTTAAAGCTAGCATAGGATTACCGTTAACAGCTTTAGTGCTTAATCCAAACGCATCACCATCACCGTTAGCTGAACTAGCTCCACCCCAATAGTATTGTCCATCTGCAGCTACAATATGGCTATATTCTGTAGGATGTTTTGATCTTTCTGTACCTACGCCAGAGTTAGTTGCCCAAGAATTTATATACTGCAAGTCTACAGGTATAGGCTGGTCAGAGGAATAAATATTTGTATAAGCGTTGTTGTTTATATATCTTACACCTATAGAATCATTTATTATGTACTGCTCCCCATCGTTTGATTGAGAAAGTACAAACTTTTCTAACGCTTCGTCTCTAAATATTTTTACAAAAAATCTACCGTCAAACTCTGGTCTATTTACAGGAGTTAATTTTATTAACGATATAGTTAGGTTATTTACAGCTCCAGAAAACAAACCGTTACTAGAAGTAAAGCTTATTTCTGGGCCAAAACTTCCAACTATAATTATTCTAGCTGAGTTACCAAAAGTAGTAACTTGCTGCACTTGATACACGGCTCTTTCAACAGGTAAGCCTCCTGTAATCACTAACTCGTATTCGCCATCATCATAATCACTAACCTCACCAAACACAGAGCTAAAAGGCCCGTCGCCGTTAATACCATTGTCTATATCTATAAAGTTTGTATCTTCTATTGGATATCCTTCTACGTTATTACCTACAAAGCCTTCGTTAAATAGCTTTCCGACAACTGTTCTTTTACTTTTAATATAATCAGGGGCTTCGTTATCTATAGATAATATTTTATATCTACTTTTTTCATCTATAGCTTGATTACTTCCGTGAGCTTTTTTAAGTATTAAATAGTCTTCTTCACTAAGTTTATTTCTATCCGCAGAAGGAAATGATATATATATATTACCATCAGCCGCATTATACCAACGATCCATAGCAATAGTATAATACTCTGAACTTATTTCCTTTACGTACCAAGACATGTATTCTGCCCAAGAAGGTACTTCACCAAACTTCGTATCTATGTTGCATACTAGTCTATTTCTAAACTCAGATAAAGTTTTTGGAACTTCGATACTAGCTTTTTCAGAAGTTAGCACTGGAGTTTCTCTACCATGCCTATCGCTAAACACCACACCTACTTGATACTTACGCATAGTTTTAACTGAAGGTAAAGCGTAGTTTATTTCTGATCCATTAGAATAATCTTCTATAGCAGTAGAATCTATACCTAGCTGTATAATAGGATCTCTAAGCACAGTATAGTTTTGAAGATAATTACCATATATTAATCTGCTAGCACTTATTTCCTGTGCAAGTGCTTTTCTTGGTACATTGTCATAAGGCCTTATAAGTTGATTTGCAGGAACTACATTGTGAATCATATCTGTAGTAATCTCAAAAGAACCTCTTGCGTTGCCTAGTTCTGTAATCTCGCTTGACGGCCACATAGGATCACCGTCGTTTTTACGTATAGTTTTTACAGTATATACTACCGGATTATTTGTTTCTTTATATAGTATGTCTATTTCTACAACATCTTGAGGAAATACAGGTGCGTCATATGCGTTTTCTTCGTAGTCTCTATGCTTGTAGTAATTTAACCTAAGACCTCTAAGCTGGTTTACCATACCTAGATTATAACCTTTTTTAGGTTTATACTCAAAGTAATCTGGTAAAAAAGCTATTTGTGAAAACGGTGCAAACGGAGAATATTCACCGTCGCAATACTTATACCTATAAGAAAATCTAGGAAACTTAAACTTAAATAAAGGATCTTTATCTTCTAGTCTTACATACCAGTTTGTACCTTGAATATTAGCGTCAATAGAAAGTATTTTAATGACAAAGCCAGTAGTAGCTAACTGGTTTGGTCCAGTTACATTAGACTGTATAACTTCAGCTCTTATATCGTAGTCATCAAAATCGTCCGGAGAATACGTGTCTTGTTGAGGAGCTATAAGTAATATATCATTAACTCTAAAATCAACAGGATTATCAAAAGTTATTGGTACCTCAGATTCTACAGCTATAGGTGTATTGCCGGATTCTGTATAAGTAACATTTGTTTGTATGCCAAAAGGAGGGTTTTCAGTTCCATCATCTTGTATACGTTTTAAAGAAGTTCTAAACATTTCAAGCTGTAAAGGCTGCGTTGGAGCTTCTTTAATTACAGTAACATCTTCTAAACCTACATATATAGGCGCGACATCACCAGATATGTTTTGAGTAATAGCAACTTCGTAGCTATTAATAGCCGCTGGATATGGATACGGCTTTACTAATCTTGTGTGAAAGTGAGGTGTTTCACCATTGAAAGTAGCAGTAGTGCTTCCACCAACTAAATCTTCTGTTGTACCTCCAGTTCCTAATATAGATCTTACTATATTTATCTTCTTTGGTTCATGATGATTGTCTGTAAAAAACAAAAAATCATCAAGTATATTTATACCTGTTATAATAGTATTCTTGTTAAACTCAAGAACTCGCTCTGCATTAAATGTTATAGTATTTGCATCAGCTAAATATAAAGTTTTATTAAGAACATAGACTCTATTTCCACCAACGAAAGATTGGCCTATTACTCTAACGTCATCACTTTTTGTTACAGTATAAGTAGCTCCATTAGCTACGGTTTGCCCAAGAATAGTTTGGCTACTACCGGATGCGTTATTAAATGTTCCGGTAATATACATACCTTCTCTAATGCCAGTTATATTCGTACTGTTACTAGCTCCAAGCTCTACGGTAATGGTCGTAGATCCATTAACGTTTGCGTTAGGCGATGTGTTAACCTCAAATATATCTACAAATACGTACTTTAAATTTTCAGAAACAGTGTTATACTCTAATATATAATCTTTTCTTATAGTAGGATAACCGTTAGCATTGTTAAGATCGCCGTCAGAAACTAAGTAGTATATACAATCTCTATCATCTGCAGCTATAGATCCAACACACGTAGCAGTTGAAGTCACGTCATCGGCGCTAAAATAAACGCCGCTAGACGAGTGCATAGTATTCTGCAACGTGTTGCCTAGCAGCGACTGAGCTGTGCCAACATCTGATCCTTCAGACGTTGCTATTTCTATATTTAATGCATCTCTATACTCACCTTTAGGAACAAGACGTTCGTCCATGTCCTTGTTCATCTTGGCTTTAGAAAATGTACGTTTTAATTCTGGCATGCTTAGTGCTTAATAATTTTAGAACTTCCTCTTAATACTTGCGTAAGCTCTTCAAGCTTATAATTTGATAGTCTTATTTTTGCTTTTCTTGTTTCAGCAAATCTTCTTCTTTTAATCTCTGATAACAAACCTTGGTTAGTATCTTTCTTAGCAAAAAGCACCCCATATAATATATGTTGATATATTGCTTCTTCAGCAAACTTAGGTACTAAAGAGTTGCTTAAATCTAAAGCAGTACCCGCAGCGTTACTTGCTATACCGTCGCTAATGTATTTTAAAACTAAAGTTTTTCCACTCAAGCTAGAGCTAAAATGAAATTTACCTTGCTCTTCATCAATAAAAAATGTTCCATTAGCTTGAGCGTATTGAGGATCAAGACCGTATCTACCTCCTAACAACTCGCCGTACTGATCATCTATTTCATCTGCGTCTTGATCGCCAATATCAGAAGTTGTGTTTGACTTATAGTTTTCAAAAGTAGTAGAGCCAAAGTTACCATCTGAATCAGCAGCTGTTCTAGTCAAGTCTTGACTTGCTCCGCCTGTATCAAAGCCACCAAAACCTTGTACAGTTTGACTAACATCAAACGGGTTAGCTGTTTTAGATGTTGGATATATTATTCTTAACGCTCCACTATCATCAGCCCAATATAAACCTACGTAATTAACATAGTCTATAGGCATAACTAAAACTAAGCTAGATGGTATTTCAACTTCCCAGCTTTTAGTACACTTCAAAGTATCGTAGCTTAATTCCTGCAAACCACGTATAGCGTGGAAAGTAATATCGTTTAAAGTTACGTTATCACAGATTTTATCTTTACCTACGTATGTTGCTGAAAAAGAATCTATAATTTCTGTTAAACTGATAAATTGGTATCTACCAAAATCAGGACTTGTATTATCGTAATACGTATACGGATCTGTTCTTAATATACCCATTTTACATTATGTTTTGAGTTGCTATTTCGCCAGCTGTCATGCCGGCCGCGTATTGAGATAAACCTGGCTTAGCAATAGTAATTCCAGCTAATTCAAGAATTTTGTTGACTAGCGTGTCTTCTTCTGATCTATGCAGCTCAAAGTTTACAGCTACGTTAGCATTATATAGAGCTACGTCACTAACAACAACGTACGCCCAGTCAACGGTTGTAGGTACTCTAAAGTACTCTGCTGTTACGTTAGACTCTATTGTAGATGATCCAGCAAACACGTTTATATCTTGACCACTAGTAGTACTGTCACAGTAAATAGCACCTTGATTAGCGGTAGTAGCAAGATGTCTTATTGATCTTGTGTATCGTCTAGCTTCGTTTACATCTACCTTCTGACATACGTCTCCATTATGAAATACTCTACCTGTCTGAAACACCTCGTGTTCAGTTCCATCTACTGATATTGTGCTTTGAAAATTAGTGCCACCATTTACTGGCGCTATAGACCTAAATGGATCTAGTTTTGCAGATATCAACTCTGTAATATCTGTTTCGTCTACTTCTATTTTTTTATCAGGCTCAGCTCTTTCTCTTGTATTTAGCATGTAGAAGTAGCTTTCAAATATTTGCATCTGAGCTTGGTTGGCAAGTAAGTTATACTCCTGAGGAGTGATATAACCTCTCTGCTCTTTATTAGCTATTGCTAATACTCTTTGATAAACTGTGTCTATACTTACTGCCATAATTCGTTTTTATAGTTTAGCGATCACCCCGAAGGGTGACCGCCCAACTAAGTGATTATTAATTTAATCTTTTTTCTATATTCTTATAGATCTCCATACCTTCATCAGTCTTAAACCAAGCGGCAAGCGCTGAGTATGGGTGTTCGTCAAATGGTACTGTCATTAGTTTTCTATCGTTCGATCCCCACATAAAGTGTCTTTGATCGTTAGATAATCTGATAATACCTAGTTCAACAGCTTTAATTCCAAAGTTACGTAATACTACGTTGTCATCGTTTACTAACTCTAAGAATAGCGTAGGATTACGTTTAGCAAAAAGCAATACGTCTCTTCGTAATTCTTTAGAGCTCATTGAAGAAACTTCAGAACCAAGCTCTACTCTCATAATTGCCTCCGCAAGATCAACATCAATATCTCTAGCAGCAATTAAAGCATCCGCTTCCATCTCTAAAATATCAATTTGATTTGCTGCAACTTCAACAGGTTTCCACTCGTAGTAAACTCTGTCTTTGTGAGGGTGGTATAACGAAAGTAGTTTTTGTAGCGTTTGTTTATTTCTAGGAACAAATAAAGCTCCGTTTCTAAACACCATGTGCTCCAACCTTTGATCACCTTTCATTTCATCAACAAACGGTGTTTTTTGGTTAGCGGTGTATCTAAGCTCTCTTTCGTAACCTAGATTTTCGTCGAAGTAATATATGTCTGAGCCTTTTAAAATATAAGATAAAGGCTTTTTATTATTCTTTAAATAGTAAACTCTATCTTTTATTTCCCAAGTATCTTTTGGTTCTTCTTTCGCAACTGGAGCTGGCTTCGGCTTTGGTGCTTCTACTACTACAGTTTCTTGTACTTGAGGTTCTTCTACAACCTCTTCTTTTTTCTTTTTAGCCATAATATAATATAATTAAATAGTATAAAACTACCCCACCCGAAGGTGAGGTAGTTTCGATAAATATAGTTTACTTCATCAACATGAAGTTGTTTGCGCCTTGTACAACTAAGCAACGCTCAGAAAGCATGTGTAGTTGCATTGCGTCTAGAGCAGATGTAGCAGCCCCAACAGAACCAGTTACCCAAGTCTTCATACGACGATCATCAGTAGCAGAAGCTCTGAAACGAACGTGTAAGAATGGACGTCTAAGGTTTCTACCTAGTGTTTGATCGTATACAGTAGAAGTACCAGCAGGAATAATAACTCCGCGGATAGCGTTTACAGTGTCTCTATCATTGATACCACCACGAGTAGCTCTGTCATTTAAGTAACGGAAGTCAGACTTGTAGAAGTCGTAAGATCCGCGACGGAAACCTGAGAAGCCAAGGTTTAGAGCCATGTCTTCATCGTTTTCAAATACTCCGTAAGAAGTACCGCCAGCGCCGTACGAGTTCATTGAAGCAAGCATATCGTCAATAGCTAAAGATGTAGCGCGGTTAAGGAAAAGCATATTCTCTTCAATAGCACCTTGCTTATCAAACTCAGCTAAGATAGCATCAAACTCAGCTAGATCACTAGCAGCGTTAACACCAGTAACACCAGTAGTAATGTTACCACGATCTTCGATAGCTGCGAATAAACCTTCTGTACCAGTAAGAGTAGTACCGTCAGTTCCTAAGAACGCATCAACTTTAGAGTTAGCAGCTACAGTCTTAACTGATTCAAGCATAGCCATCTCAAGGTAGTCAACGAAACGCGCGCGAGTGTCAGACTGTGCTTTTAGGTACCATAGGTATCCTGACTGTCCGTCTTCAGCAGCCACTTCAACCCAACCAATACGAGATGCATCAGATCCTGATACTTCGTAGTAGTCCTTAAGAATAATAGGCTTGTTGTTAAACGACTTAAACTGTGGCTCGTTAGCTTGACGAGAAGTACCACCATTGTAGTTGTCTCCCTTTTTAAACTCTGAACCGTAAACTAATAACGTAGCCGTATCACCAGAACCAGCAGCTAGACCCGCGTTTGCGAATGTAGCAGTAGAGTTACCAGCATCGTAAAGAGCGATGCTAATCTGATCGTTAGTTACATTAGTAACGATACCTTGTGCTGTTGCGCTGTTATCAGCTACAAGCACCATATCGTTAACTCTAACACCGTGATCAATTGCAGAAGTACCTACAGGGTTACCATCGATATCTGTGTCGATCTCGAAAGTACCACCCTCTTCGTTACCGTTACCAGTTTGCTGAGTAGCGTCTGCGATATGTCCTCTGTATGAAAGGTGTAAACGACCTTGTTCAGACCAAACAACTTGGTCAGCCGTCATTGATTCTTCAGCTCCAACTTGAGCAAGGAAACCAGAGATTGTTCTTGGACCGAACACTTCAGCTTCTGCTTCCATTAGATCTGGAACGTATTGTTGCGCCCAGCCTTGTCCAGCTGACGACGCTAAATCTAGGTAATTTGTTTCTAGTGTCTGCCTAGTTGGTGCAGCTACACTATTTAAATTACCACCTGCAGTAATTGCCATGATTAATTTTTTTTAAATGTTATTTTTTTCTTTTAATTTTGAAACGTAAAGAATCTGAATCATCGCCTAACACTCTAGCTTTAATACCATTTTTAAACTGAGGCTCTGTATGTGAACTACGGGCTTCAGTGTTTATGTTTTTAGCTTTAGCGACACCATCTTTAATAGCATCTGCTTTACCTTGTTCGTAAAAGTGTTGAGCAATAGCGTCCGCGTTCATAGCAGTAAACAAACTCTTGTGATAACCTTTAGCGTCTGACATAGTGTTTTCTTTGTTCAAAAACCTTTTGACAAAGTTACTAATATCGCTTTGAGTTTCTTTAACTTCATTTACATTATTGACATTAAACCTGTATACTTTTTCTCCGACGTTATATTCAAAACCTTTGAACTTGTCGTTGAAAACTTGGTTTGTTTGATCTGTAAACTCAGCTTTCTGTTTGTCAGCTATTTTTCTTGTCTGCTCTGACTCTTTATTGTATCGGTTGAAAAAATCAATTGCCTTTTGTTGCTCAGCAGTGAGGTTACTTCCAGCTTTGATTTCTTCATAATATTTAGACTTTTGCCCGTCTAAGTAGGCTTTGGCCTCGGCAACTTGCTCTTTGAGGGCCAGTTTTTTTCTTTTAATATCTTTAGCATCATCAACATCTTCGTCGTAAGAAAATTTATCTTCTAATAAAAAATCTACTTCATCTAAAGATAGATGCGGTTTAGTTCTTTGATAGTATTCGCGTAAAGCGTCTTGATCGTCTATATCTTTAACGTCTCTATTTAAACGAACGTAATCTTCTAAGCTACCACCAGTCTCTTCTATAAAGTTTAATAGCTTCTGCACGTTTTCAGGTAGTGGCTTGCCAGTAGCCTCTGACTCATCAAGAGCCTCCATGACCTTTTCTTTAGTCACAGTATCTTCATCAGTAACTTGTTCTAATACTGGTGTTTCTTCTTGTGCTTCTCCTTCCGGTTGTACTTCGTCTTCACTTTGTGCGGGCTCGGCGTCTTCATTGCTTCCAGCCACTCCCGTGTCGTCAGTGTTGTTTTCTTCAACTTCATTAGTTGGTGGTTTTGATAAATCTACTTTGATAACCTCTGGGTCATCAGCACTCTTAAATTTACTTAGGTCTTGTTCTACTGTTTCTTCTACAGTGTTTTCTTGTTCAACCTCTTGAATTACTTCCTCGAGGTCTGTTTGGTTATTTTCCATGATAAAATATTATATAATTATTGTCCTATTTGTGGATTAAAATCGCTTAATCGCATGCCGCCTTCTAATATATCATTACCTGAAGACTCAAATCCTTTAGCGCCTTGCTTCATGTTTTCTCGCCTATCTTTACCCTGCTCTTTCATTTGCTCAATATTCATCATATCTTGGCGAGACATTTGTTGTGCTTGCATGTTCAAGTCAAACTCAAATTGCATTAGCTCTTTCTTTACTCTAGCCTCTTCCTGAAGGTGTCTAAGTTTAGCATCTGCTTTAGTTGCTTCTATTTGAATCTCTGTTTGAGCTTTTGCCTGATTTTTTTGTATCTCAGCTTGAGCAGCGGCTTGTTGAGCTTGCGCATTTGCTTTCGCTTGCGCTTCCATGTTTTGTTGTTGGATTGCTTGATCTCTTTCCTGTTTTTTCTTACGTTTTATTTTTAATAGTTGGTTAGCTAGCTTAACGTTCTTTATGTCTCTTATGTCTATAGCGTCATCTAAGTCAATTAACTTTTGAGAAAGAGCAGTTTGAATATTGTTTTCTAACATAGCTTTTTCTTCTTGATCAGGCTCTAGCTCAATAAATATACCAAAGTCATACAGGTACAAATCAGCCATGTCTTTTAACGTAGCTACATTGTGAGCTCCAACAGCTTGCACAAAAGCATCAGCCGTAGGTGAGTACTCTAATATATCAGATATTCTCAACGATAAAGCTTCTGCTACCTGTACTGTTAGATATTGAGAGCCTAAAAGTATATGACGAGTAGCTACGTTAGAGTTAGCTGCCGCCAGCTTTTGAACACCAACAAGAGATTTAGGGTCTGGAACACTAGCGTCTCTAGCTTCGTTAAGACCTGTAGTATCTCTTATCATTTGAAGATAATAGTTATACGTGTTTATTAACGTACCTATTTTATCTTGACCAGCGCTGTTTGATATCTGTTGAATAGGTACTTTACCAGGATTTTGCTCTCCCTCAGACGTAAAGCTTCTACCAATAACACTACCAGTTTGGAAGAACATGTTAAGCGCTTCCTGCGGGTTGTAGTTTGTGCCGTTGCCTAAATCAACTTCAGCAAGACCATCCGCATCAAGGTACACTCCATCTGGTACCATACGCGACATGACTTGCTGCAACTTTAAGTGAGTTAACTGAATCATATCAGCAAACCCAGTAATTCTACTAACTAAACTTTCAATACGGCCTTCGTACATACGAGGCGCTACTAATGAATAGTTCATCTTAACTTTATTAAAGTCAGATTTGCTACGCATCATATTTTCAGCTTTGTTCCACTTTAGTAACTTATCTGTACCTAGTATAACTGCTCCTTCAAAAATACACTCTACAGACCTTTGTATTCTAGTAAAGTTAATTTGTTTATCTTCAGGTGGATTAAAAGTATCTGGCTTTTCAATAGCTTTCATGCCACCAGTACCAGTTTGTTTTATTTTGTAAACGTCGTTCATATGAGTTCTATAATTAAAATATAAAACTTGAACTTTGTTTTTATCTACTTCGTGTATTCTTCTGCCTCTTAAATATCTTTGACTAGACGTAGCGTATATATCTTCTAAGTCAGACTCTGTCAAATGATCAAACTCTCTAGCTAATTCGTTAATAGGTATAGTCTTAACTTCACCAATGTAGTATATGTCATCAAAGTAAGGTGATTCACTAAATGAATAAACGATATTAGCTGGATCTACATACTCAACTGTTGCACCGTCACTCCAGTTAAAATTAGTTTTAACGCAAGCTATTCCTAAAACTGTTAAATCATATATTAGTCTACGTCTAATTAAATCGTAATTATTACCATCAAGTAATACGTTAATAGCTTGTTCTTCTGCTATTTCTACAGCCTGTTTATAGTCAAGCTGCATATGTATGTCTAACTCTTCTTTAGTATCTAATCTTTTATCTTCAGGATTATTATAAAGATCTATTCCATATACGGCTTTTGTTTGATCATTAAACTTTTTGTTTTCTATGTCTTTCAACATAGCTTCCATGTATTCGTTTCTTTTCTCTACACCATATTGGTCTTGCGAATAAGCGTTTATGCTAAACATTCGCTCTGACATGCCGTTAACAACAATGTCTACAAACTTTGGTACAATAGGTACTGGCTTCCAGTCTAAATTAAGATAAGATAAATCGCCATTAATAGATAACTCATCTTTATACTTTTGTATAGCTTGCTCACCTCTAGCATACAACCTTAGCTGATGGTACTTGTGTTGAGAAGATCTATATCTATTATTGTAAGAATCCTTGAACCACTCTGTCTCAATAGCACGAGCTACTTTAAGCCCATACTCTGGACTCATCTTCTCGAGATCAGAAACAGCTTGAGAAGGAAAATTTACATATACGTTTTCCGCCATACTTATTTAATTATCTGGGATGTGTACCCTTTATTATCGTATTTTGCTATATTTAAATTAACTGGTGTTCGTTTTTGCTTAGGATTTGGTGCATATAAATGTCTATTACAGGCCATGATTGCTAAGCCAGAGCTAATGGACGCGTCGTGTTTTGTTCTACGATTTATATCAAACTTAGCCCAATCAAGTAGCGTGTCGTTAAAATACATTGTTCCAAAATCACCATCACCTAAGTGACCAACGTGGGCGTTAATATACATTTCAATCGCCGCCGCGTGAGCTTGCTTAATGTCTTCGCTTGAGTTTGGTATACCACCAACTTCTTTTTCAGCTGTTGATAATTTTTTCCAAGACTTGTCTGGTCTGTTCATACTATAACCTCTATATCCTCTACGGCGTAGATAATACAATAGACGCGGTTTATTGTTCTCCGCAAGCAAAGGCATACCGTAGAATACTAATGCCATTAGAACGTCTTCAAAGAACATCTCTGCGGTTTGTGGTCTTGCTATGTATTCTAGGAAGAACGTGCTTGATGGCGCGTCTTCCATAGAAAATTTTGTTAACCCGTGTAAAGCTCCTTTAGAACCGCGACCATCAACCGTACCGCTGATATCGTAACTATCGCAACCAAAGGCGCCAATATGATCGTTACCGGGATATTTAATTCCATTTTTTATTATTTGTTTATTTTGCAAATGACTTGGTGGTACCCAGCTTACTTTGAATCTACCTCCAGGGTCGGGGTGAAAAACAACTTGTGTATCACGTACACCATTAACCCAACTAAAAGAGCCCGTCGTAGTATGCGCATTGTGCCTACTACCTTCGTTAAAATCAATTTGCTCATAAATCTTAATTAAATTAAATATACTGTTTTTAGTCTCGTCTCTGAACGCATGTTCTTCAGTACGAGGAAACTGTCTGTAAAACTCGTTTAAAGCGTCTTGATCATCTTTTAAACCTTCTGCTTCGTTTTCCCAGTGATCAATAACACCTACGTCTATTAATTCACCGTCTGGTCCATGTCGTACATCATCACTTCTACTATCAAAGACTGGAAGTCCGTACTCGTCAATAAATCCTTCATAGTTCCATTCCATTGGGATAAAGAGAGAATAAAGCCCAGACTTCGTTTGTCCATTACGATTTCTTCGCGTGACGTCAGAATCATTGTATAGTTTTTTAAAGTTATCTCCACCCTTATCAAGCGCGTTGCTAGTTGAACCCATTAAGCACTTACCAACGATTTTACTACCTAGCCTTAAACAGGTTTTAGTAACTCGCCAGTTGTTTAATATGTTATCAGGTCTTTCCCACTTACCACTTTCATCGTGAACTAGTAAACTTAGCTTTTCACCATCGTAACTATTATCACCAGTATTCTTCCAGTCAATCGTAGTGTCAAGACCCACTATCTCTTCAAGCTGTTCGTTAGTTTGTATTTTCTTACGAGTAAACTTACTAGCCGGAACTCTATACGCAAGCTCAGACTTTGGACGATCCATACCGTCTTGTATAGGCTTGAAAAAGAAAGGGTAGTTTAAAGATATAGGTACAACCTTATCAGTAAACATTTTCTTTGCATCGGCGCCAGACTTAGAGAGTATCCCATATCTACTATCACTCGATATAGTGGCTAAGTTAACTGTTTCAGCTGACGACATAAACGAGAAACCTGAACGACGGTTTTTAAGGTAGCACATTCCATAGCATCTCTTATCAGCTTTACAGGCTTCCCAGAATATAAAGAATAGTCTGTTTGCCTCTCTAAAGTCTGGAGCTCCAACGTCAATCTTGCTCCATTGCAGATACATATAATGTGCACCTGTTATATAAGTAGGTAATCCTTTGTTAGTAAACCAAAAGCCTTCATCTCTACGCTTGAACTCTTCGTCAATATAGTCGTACCACTTTTCTTTTTGTTCGTCTGGGTAGTCTCTCCAGTCGAATATATTTTTAATACGCTTAAGCTCTTTTGGATATTCAGTCTTTATCCATTTGTTTTTTTCATGCTTAAACACTCTGTTTGGCACTCGCGGCAACGCAATGCGCAAACCTTGTATTTCAAGTATATCACCAATCGTGCCGTTTTTTGATATAACGACAACATCATGTTCTTTATTATATCCATACTTCCATTTTTTACCACGATTAAGTCTCGTAATTGTTGTCTTTTTAACAGGTGTTATAACCTTTACTAAACTCTGTTCGTACATTACTTAGATCTACCTTCAGCAAAACCCTTGAAGACACGCTCTTTTTTTTCTTCTGGAGACTTACCATCTAGTAAGTTTTGTTCTTCTTGGATTCTAGCTAATATCTCAAAGGCATCAAAGATCGCAAGCTTCTTTGTTGCAGCGGCGTTCTTGAGTCTATCAGCAGATACGTCATCTTCAGTATTGGTGATGATTTTTTCTTCTGCTACTTTGATAAGCTCGTTAACAGCTATTTGCCCAGCTTGGATTATACTCTTCTTCGTCTCCTTGATATTCATATTTAATTGTAATAAATTGAGATGGTATGCGATATAAACGTTTACCATCAAT